AGTATGCTGCAACCACTGATAATGATGTGGATGATGCACTTGTACTAAAGGTGAGAAATGCTATGAGACTGGGAGCAGTCTAAGATAGTGAGGTTATAAATATTCATTAGCAAAAGAAATCTTACGAGAGAAGAACATGGCACTTTGGGGTAATAAGGACAATCTTAACATAGGTGCTGCTGGTACCGTTTATGTTAGTGACTGGGATCATGATGGAACAGATGGGTATCAGATTACAGGTAGTGGAACTACTTTCACCAATTTTGCTGCAGGTGATGTTATAAGATTTGGTGATTTCAAGGGAACCTACTATGGTGATGCTGTTATTAATAGTATTACCTCTAATACTGTAGCTCATATTGCATCTACTGAAGGATTAGATCCAAGTCTTGGTACTCTTGGACCTGGATTTGGTGCTACTACTTTTGTAGTTACACAACTTCCAGTGTATAGTATTGTTGACTCTTCTTATAAGGAACCTACTAGTGGTTATACCAAGGCAATATATTCTGTAGACGCTACTAACATTGATGCCACTTCAGGTGATGGTCTTTCTTCTGATGGAGCAGGTTGGGTAGGAATTCAAACTTATACAGACACACATGGCAATCTAAGATGTAAGTCTGAAGTTCTAGTTGCAATGTCTGGTATTGCTACTGGTGGTAGACCTAAGTTCCCAACTGGATTAAGTGATGCTTAAATGAGATATGTTATTTACTGAATTGACGGAGGATAACTTCCTCCTTTTTGCCATTAAGAATTATGAAAATCCTCAGGCAGTAACCAAAGATGATTTTGATAAGGATCTTAATCATTTCAAATATATAAAGAGACTATTGAAAAGATATAAGAACACAGGTGAGCTTAAGACTCACCTTCTTCTTAATCACTTTATTATTCTTTATAATATTTTTGGAGATGCAACAACTCCAATGCTCTTCTTTAAAATTGAAGAAGATTTGTGGTCTGTCATGAAGACTTTTGTTATCTTTATGAATAGATTTCCTCAATATCCAAAGTGCGTATTTCATGATGTTCCAGTTGATTTAGATTGTTTGAAACAACTCCAACAAATATGCAAAAAAGATGAAGCCAATTGATAGGATTATAGCTTTCTTCAGAGAAGAAGGAATGATAACTGCTAATCCACCTGGAGGTAGTGGTGGTTTTGGTGGAGAGTCTCCTGCTAAAGGTCCTAGAGCTGGTTTTGATCCTGTAATGAAAAAGATGACAAGAAGAAAGAAGACAGTAGGATTATGGGCAAGCTCACTTAAGAAAAAGAAGAAGAAGTGAGAGTTAACGAACAAGTAATAGATAGACTTGAAAGAGTTATTGAAACCTTACAGGATAACTCAGTCAAGATGGGGCAGATGCTTGCTGTCCATGATGAAAAATTAGATAAACAGGACAGAATAGATGCAGTATTATTTGAGAAAGTTGAATCGGTTCATAGAGAGGTCAACCGTCAAAGTGCGGAGATTAAAGCAGGATGTGAGAGAGATATTCGCAAGGTAGATGATAGACTTAGAAAAATAGAAATGAAGATGTGGACTATTGCTGGTGCTATTGCCATCATTAGTTTTGTAGTATCACCAATTGGACAGAGAGTTGTTGGTACAGTCTTGACACCAGCACCACAAACGAGTATGATAGTTGCAGAGTAATCCGTGTGAATGAATCTAATTGATTCCAAATATATTGGATTAGTATCTTCTAGGTTAATAAAGTTTAAAAGGGTTAAGTCTGATCTTTACAATTTCAGATGCCCTATTTGTGGCGATTCTAAGAAAAATAAGACTAAGACTAGAGGGTATCTGTATACAATAAAAGCAGATGTAAATTATAGGTGTCACAACTGTGGTGCTTCTATGACCTTTAGTAATTTTTTAAAGGAGTTAGATCCTGTTATTCATAAACAATATGTTTTTGAAAGATTCAAGGATGGTAAAACAGGTAGGGGGACTGTTGTAGAGGAACCTAAGTTTAACTTTGAGAAACCTATATTTAAGACTAGTATAGACCTTCCCTTAGCATCTACTGTAGATGTTAGTAGAATTTATTTGGAGAAACGTAAGTTAGATCCCACTAAGTTTTATTATGCAGAAAGGTTTGTAGAGTATGTTAATTCACATAAACAAAAGTTGAATGTGAAGGAGCATCCTCGTATAATTATACCTTTATATTATGAAAATAACTTAGTTGGAGTCCAAGGCAGAGCTCTAGATTCAAACTCGGTTAAATACATTACAACCATTTTTTATGATGACGCACCAAAGATCTACGGACTGGATAGCATCCGAAGAGGAGCTCCAGTCTTCGTTACAGAAGGTCCATTCGACTCAACGTTCCTTCTCAATAGCATTGCTATGTGCGGTGCAGACGGTGATGTTAGGAAGTGGGGTGTTAGCAGTCCTGTTTGGGTTTATGATAACGAGCCGCGCAATCCTGAAATTACAACAAGAATCTCCCAGACAATTGCCAAAGGAGATTCCGTTGTCATCTGGCCCTCAAATATCTATGAAAAGGATATAAATGATATGGTATTAGCTGGACATGATGTGCAGTCAATAGTAGAATCAAATACATATGATGGATTAGAAGCACACCTCAAATTTACCACCTGGAAGAAGATATGAGTACAACAGTTAAAAAGAGAAACGGTAGAGGGACAGAACCCCTTAACTTAGAAAAGATGCACAAGATGGTTGAGGAGGCTTGTAAAGATGTAGCAGGTGTGTCTGCAAGTCAAGTTGAGATACAATCTGGTATACAATTCTATGATGGTATCACCACAGCAGAAATCCAAGAGATCCTTATCAAGTCTGCTAGTGATTTAATTGATTTAGATCATCCTAATTATCAGTTTGTTGCTGCAAGACTTCTTTTATTTGCACTTAGAAAGAGTCTTTATGGGAAGATAAGAGAACTTCCTCATTTAGAGAGTCAGATTATGGGATGTACTAGTATAGATGTTTATGATAAAGACATTTATATGAAGTATTCTAAAGAAGAAATTGATAAAGCAAATAGTTTTATAGATCATAATCGTGACTTTTTGTTCACATATGCTGGTTTGAGACAAGTTGTAGATAAATATCTGGTACAAGATAGGAGTACAGGTCAAGCTTATGAGACTCCGCAATTCATGTATATCATGATTGCATTGACCATTTTTCAAAATTATCCTAAAGAAAAGAGGCTTAATTATGTCAGACGATACTACGACGCAATCAGCAAGCACAAGCTCAACATCCCAACCCCGATCATGGCGGGCGTACGGACCCCACTTCGTCAATTTGCATCTTGTGTTCTGGTTGATATTGATGACACCCTCGATAGTATCTTTAGCTCTGACATGGCTATTGGCAAATACGTTGCACAGAGGGCTGGTATCGGTATTAACGCGGGACGGATCAGAGGGATCAACAGTAGAATCCGTGGCGGCGAAGTACAACACACAGGTGTGGTCCCCTTCCTCAAAAAATTTGAGAGCACTGTCAGATGCTGTACTCAAAACGGTATCCGTGGTGGATCAGCAACTGTCCACTTTCCTATCTGGCACAAAGAAATCAGAGACATCCTCGTCCTCAAAAACAACAAAGGAACAGAAGACAACAGAGTCAGAAAACTCGACTACAGCATCCAGTTAAGTAAGTTATTCTATGAACGCTTTATCCAAAATAAGGAAATCTCGTTATTTTCCCCTCATGATGTTCCTGGTTTGTATGAGAGTTTTGGGACCCCTAAGTTTGATGAGTTATATAACCGTTACGAATCTGATGAATCAGTCCCCAAGTCAACAATTGGAGCACAAGAATTAATTCTTGATCTACTTAAGGAGAGAGCAGAGACTGGTAGGATTTATATTATGAATATAGATCATTGTAATGAGCACTCATCATTTAAAGATAAGGTAGAGATGAGTAACCTATGTCAGGAGATTACTCTTCCCACTTATCCTATTCAACATATAGATGATCATCTAGGTGAGATTGCTCTTTGTATTCTATCAGCAGTCAATGTAGGAAAGATTAATTCAGATAAAGAATTAGAAGAACTTTGTGACCTTTCTGTAAGAGGATTGGAAGAATTGATAGACCATCAAGAGTATCCTGTAAAGGCAGCAGAGATAGCTACAAAGTCTCGTAGGTCTCTTGGAGTAGGTTTTATAGGTCTAGCACATTATCTTGCTAAGTTGGGTCATAAGTATGAGTCACAAGAGGCATGGGATGCTGTGCATGGATTAGCTGAGTCTTTCCAATACTTCCTTATTAAATCATCTAATGAGATTGCTAAAGAGAAAGGATGGTGTGAGAATTTTGGTAGGACTAAGTATTCAGATGGAATCTTACCTATAGATACATATAAGAAAGATGTAGACGAGATTTGTTCTCAACCACTGCAACATGATTGGGAATCTCTTAGGGCTTCTATACTCAAACACGGATTACGGCACTCAACATTGTCCGCACAGATGCCTTCGGAGAGCAGCTCCGTTGTGTCAAACGCTACCAATGGAATCGAACCACCTAGAGGATACTTGTCCATTAAGAAGTCAAAGAAAGGACCCCTTAAGCAAGTTGTTCCATCTTATGGGACTTTAAAGAATAATTATACTTTGTTGTGGGATATGCCAGATAATACAGGGTATATTAATATAGTTGCAGTAATGCAGAAATTCTTTGATCAAGCTATCAGTGGTAATTGGAGTTATAATCCAGAGCATTATGATGATAATGAGGTTCCTGTCTCAGTAATGGCTAATGATTTATTGACTACTTATAAACTTGGATGGAAGACATCTTATTATCAGAATACTCATGATATGAAGACTGATGAAGTAGAAGAAGAGAAACCAAATCTCCAAAATCTACTTGAAGAATTAAGTAATGCTAGTGAAGAGGAGTGTGAATCCTGTGCCATCTGATATAAAGGGGATGACTGTCTTCAATACTGAAGAAGTCAATACAAAGAAACAACCAATGTTTTTTGGTAAACCATTGGGAGTTCAAAGATATGATAACTTTAAATATCCTGTATTCGATAAGCTAACTACACAGCAATTAGGATATTTTTGGAGACCAGAAGAAGTATCTTTACAGAAAGATCGTGGAGACTATCAAACGCTTCGTCCAGAACAGAAGCACATCTATACGAGCAATCTTAAATACCAGATCATGCTTGATAGTGTACAAGGCCGTGCTCCTGGTATGGCTTTTATACCTTACTGTTCTTTACCTGAGTTAGAAGCATGTATGGAAGTATGGGGTTTCATGGAGATGATCCATAGTAGATCCTATACTTACATCATTAAGAATGTATATCCAGATTCTTCAGAAGTATTTGATACTATCATTAGAGATGATAGAATTTTAGAACGTGCTGCTAGTGTAACAGGTGCTTATGATGACTTTATTAATGAAGCACAGCAGTGGGGTCAGAGTAATCTGTGGAGGGATTATGATCCTACTTTAAATACATCTCTACCTGTTATAGAGATGAAGGAATTAAAACGTAAACTTTATAGGGCTATTACTAATGTTAACATTCTTGAAGGTATTCGCTTTTATGTCTCTTTTGCTTGCTCCTTTGCATTTGGCGAGCTTAAGCTTATGGAAGGGTCAGCAAAAATCATCTCCCTTATTGCTAGGGATGAAAACCAGCACCTCGTACTTACTCAACAAATCATTAACAACTGGAGAAAAGGTGATGACCCAGAGATGATTGATATTATGAAAGAGGAAGAGGAGTGGACATATAAAATGTTTGATAAGTGTGTCAATGAGGAGAAGAAATGGGCAGAGTATCTATTTAAGAATGGAAGTATGATTGGTTTGAATGATAAATTATTATACCAGTATGTTGAGTGGATTGCTAACAAGAGAATTAAAGCTATTGGTCTGAAACCACAGTATGATATTCCTCTTAAGAACAATCCCTTACCTTGGACAACTCATTGGATCTCATCTAAAGGGTTACAGGTAGCACCACAAGAGACTGAAGTTGAGTCTTATATGGTAGGTGGTATCAAACAAGATGTTAAAAAGGACACCTTCTCAGGATTTAAACTATGAAAGACCAAGGATCAATTCCTAAAGAAAGTCAGGATGAGAGATGGAATAGAGCACTTGATATTTTTATTGAGTCAGTTCATAAACCAGATTCTTCTTTACGTTCGTGTGCTCACAATCAAAAATGTTTTAATGAATTGATGAGCGTTCGCGAACATGCTATTGAATATTTGCAGACTTTGCGTAAATAATAGTGTAGCAACTTTTCTACGATCATGAATGGTAGACTTAAGAAGATTGACATGACTGCACGTCTTGAGAATATAAAGAAAGGTTTAGATGAACACTCTTGGTATCCTGAGTGGGATGATAGACAAAGAGGTGCAGCACAACGCATTCTAAATAACGCGTTGGATGTTCTTGATGAGTATGCCTATTGAGTATGAAGATATTGAATTGGAAGCCACCTCAAAGACCACAGTGGGTGAAGGAGATTATGAAAACCCCTGGATATATCAGGGTACAGCTTTTACTTCTAACCGTATTGACAATTTCTTCGGTTTCGTCTACTGTATTACAAATGACACAAACGGAAGGCAGTACGTTGGGCGTAAGTATTTCTGGAAATTTAGAACTCCAAGAGGTAAAAAGCGCAAAGTAAAATCCGAATCTGATTGGAAGAGGTATTATGGGTCTTGTCCTGAACTTAAAGAAGAGATTGAACAACTGGGTAGACAGAACTTTAGCAGAGCTATCCTCAGCTTACATAAAACAGCTGGCAAAACAAACTACGAAGAAACCAGACAACTCTTTAGTAGAGGAGTACTCACAGAAGCATTGGGTGACGGAACCCCCGCCTATTACAACAGTAACATCCTCTCAAGGTATTTCAGGAAAAACTACTTTGGAGGAGACTGACGAGATTGTTGCTCATATAAAGCAATGGGCTACTAAGAAACTTGAGGATGCTGTGACAATTGGAGAGAAAGATGCTATCTATAGGGAGTTTGAGGAGTGGATAGAATTGCAGGATGAAGATGAATGTGATATAATTAGTGTTGAATTCGAAAACGCTGACTGATATGAAAATCTTTTTAGACACAGCAGACACTGATGTAATAAGAAAGAATTTTGCTACTGGATTGGTTGATGGACTAACCACTAACCCAACTCTTATTAAGAAGAGTGGTAGAGATCCAGAAGAAGTCTATGAAGAGTTGAAAGAGATAGGTCTTCAAGACATTAGTATGGAAGTGGTTGGTACTGGTGATGAGATGGTAGCAGAAGGTAGAAGACTTGCTGCAAAGTTTGGTCCTGTAGCAACTATTAAAGTCCCTTGTACA